GCCGCCGTAAAGCAGGAGACGATGTTGTTTATCAAGAAGTGAGCGTCACGGCTCCGGCAGCACGCCGAGAACCAAGACCTGCTCCTCCAGCCCGGAGATCGTCTTCAATGCGTCGCGGGTGAAAGCGGGTGCGGCGACACGGGCTTTCTCGGCTTCCTGCGGGTAGGATTGAAGGAGACGACGCACATTACCGTCCGGGAGCGGAGGAACGCTCGAAGTTGTTACGCAACAACCTTGGCTACACAGGAGGAGTGCCGCCCCGATCAATCCAACCGTCGATCTTTTCGCGTTCATGCTGTTTGTCGTTGCGGATTTTGTCGGTCTGCCGTTCGCGCCGGGTTGGCGTGAGCTTTTCCACAATCCGGGCCACGACCGGGACGGATTGCAGGAGGGCGAGGATGGCCGTCCACATGGGGATCAGGCCTTGAACGAATCGTTCTGCTTGCCGTCGTCCACGAGATCTCCGACCCGGTTCACCACGTCCTTGAGGATCGAGGCTCCGGCGAAGATGAAGATGCCGTATTGCGGCGGGACAAACGGGATGACGTTGAGACCGGCGATGACCCCGGCAACCTTGCCGACGAGCGTGAGGATTTTAATGGCGTTCATACCACCGGCGCGGGTGTCAACCACTTCCCCTACATCCGTCGCCGGAAACGCGGGGAAACCGGCTGATAAACGCAATCCCAGCGCGGCTTACAACCGCCCCAGGAACTTCAGCACGGCAACCACGCCGACCACGACACCAGGCAGACTCGTGCCGACCGCGATCCATCGGATGGCTTTCTTCTCAAAGGCATCGAAGCGTTCGCATAGCCCTGTGAGCTGGGCCTTCATGCCGTTGCGGCCGTCCTCGCCGCGGACAACGATTTCGAGCGCGAGGAGTCGGCGGTCGAAGGCAGCAAGGCGGTCGCGGACGGATTCGCGGCACAGTTCGCAGCGATCAGAAAGGTCGTGGAGCGGGTCGTTGTCCATTATTTTGGTGCCAGTTCGCTCACGGATGTTGCCGCAGCGATCCCAGCTTGTTTGGTTGCGAGGACGACTTCCTTCGTCTGGATTTTCTGGCCGTAGCTGCTGAGCAGGGCCAGAAGTTCCTGATTCGTGATCGGGTGGATCGCGCCCGTTTTGTCGGGAATGACGGACGGTGCCGCAAGAATGGCGTCCCGGGCCGCCTTGTTTGAGGCAGCCAGGAGCGCTGTCTGCAGGAGCGTCACCATTCCCGTGAATTTGTTCTGCCACTCGATTTCAGCCGGCAGGACAAATGCGGCCCCGTCTGGAGTGATCCCGTCGCGGAGAGATTTCTCGTGCGCCTGTTGGAGTTCAGCGATGGCTGTTTGCTTGGCAACGAAAAGCGCGAGCGGCTGGATCCCCATGGCCGTGAGAAACGCCGCTTGGGATTCGTAGTCTTTGCCGTTTTCGGCGGTGACAATGTCCACACGTCGTCCGTTCTTAGCGACGTGAGTGCCGGTTGGTGATGGGATGATGGAGAATTTCATGGCGATTACGGGAAGACAGTGTCGATCTTTGCGAGGGCTGAGGGCTGCCCCGCCCAAATGTAGAATCCATCGGAGAGCAGCCAGGAGACGCTTCCAGCCAGCGTATAGGTGTTCTGCAATGCCAGGGTGATCTTGTCGAATCTCTTGACCGTATTGTTATTGGCGAGGAACAGGCTGTTATCTGTAAGAGCCACGACGTTTGGCCAGGTGAGCGAGTTTTGGGGCAATTCTCCCAGGAATGCTCCGGTGGTTGGATTGACCTTGTAAACCGTGTTTGTTGAACCACCACCACCAGCCTGCCACAAATAGGAGCCATCAAATAAGTTCGCGCTGAGATTGTAGTTGTTTGGCATCGAATACGTCGCCACCCGCACTCCGTCGCTGATTCTCACCCTGCAAATGCCTGGAGCTGCTGATGTCCAGTCGCAGGGAACAAACAAGTCGGTGCCATCCGTCGCAAACCTGGAAATATACTTGGCGTCAGCCACGTTGTATGTCGCCAAAACAGCACCCGTGGCGATGTTGATTTTAGACAGGCTCAGCGGCGACGCGCCATAATGGCTAACCCAGAGATTCGCCCCATCGAAGCACAGTCCGCCCGTCGCCCCACCAACGGTGTAGGAACCGATACTCGCCCCCGTGCTGCCGTTGATCTTGAAAATGGTGGTGCTCCCATTCGTCATCCAGATATTGGTCCCGTCGAAGCAGACATCTTGGCAACTGGTTCCCGCCGCTACGGCATACGTCCCAACCACAGATGGAACTGACGAGCGAACGTCGATCTTCGCCAGGCTCGTGCCGGATGTCACCCAGAGGTAGGAACCATCGAAACAGCCTCTGATCGGAGTGAATGAGAGTGCGAGACTTTGAGGGGGCAGATGAAAAGCCCTGTGCATCCCCAGGCGAGGAAGCTTGGCGCTTGAAGCACCAGCGGCTCCCGCAGCTCCCGCAGGGCCGGTGGCACCCGTGGCACCCTGCGAGCCCTGCGGTCCCTTGATATTGAGGACAAAGAACCAGCCGCTGTCGGAGCGGTGGTAGAAGTCGCCGTTGTTCAGATTGACGTAGCCGTTGCCAAGGGAGCCGACACTGTTGGATGGCGCACCGTATCCCGAGAGGAAATCCACGGTGTCGCCGATCCCCTTGTATCCACCGGCGTTGCCCAGAGCAGAGATGTCGCTGACAAGGAAGGTGCCCGGCGGCACGCCTGAAATTCCATCGGCGAATGATGCCTGCCAGAGCTGACCGTTCCCGCTTGGATCGTAGAAATATGGCTGGGATGGGAGTTGGCCCGAAAAACTGTAGGTGGCAGAAACAGCCGTGCCATTCACCGCGACATTCAGGAACGGGATGTTGTTCGTGAGGGCATTGGCAATTTCCTGGGCGAACCCCTCGGTAGGCATCGGACCGTAAACCTCCGCATACGCGGAATAGTAGTTGCCGCCCTGGTCGTAGAAGTTCCCGGCGAAGGTAAAAGGCATTTGATATACGCCGAGCGTGACGACGCTGAGCCCCGCATAGTCGCCAGCCACCGATGGGGATGCGCTTCCAAAGGAATTGAAAGTGAAGGTAACAACCGCCCCGCTAATGGTGGCGCTGCCGAGCCAGGAACAATCGCCATCAAGGAAATTTTTGATCGCAGTGGCGTAATCCGCCGCCGAGAGCGCTCCGCTCTGGTCCATCCAAGAGCTGCTTCCGAAATTCGAATACAGTTGAAAACCTGCTGTCGCGCCTTCCGGCACGTCGCTCGCGGTGATTTCCACAACCTCCTGTGCTCCGCCGGGCACCGGGCTCGTCACCTCGATGGTCACCGACGCCGGCGAGGAATCTCCCAGTTGACGGATGATGTCACCGACCTTCCATCCCGAGTGGTTCGCAGCAAATCGATTTTGTGTTTCACGCAGCACCGGCCCTGTCTGCGGCAACTGTGCGACCGGCACTTTTCCAGAATCATCCAAGCCTGCGTAGCCGCTGTTTTGGCCTTTCCGGACGATGAGTTCGATTGCGCCGGGGAGCGGATAAACCGGCCCGCCCTCCTCGGCTACGCCCTCATCGCCGCGGACGATGTCGTTTTCCAGCGTAACCGCGAGCGTATTGGAACTGGTGCGCAGGTCCGACTCGGCCCATTCGATTTCGAGCATGAGGGTGACGGAGGCCGGAGTGGGAACGCCTGCGAAAAGGGCGTTGATCTGAACTGTGTTCAGGTTGAGGTCGAACCGGTAGGTCGTGGCGTCTCCCGTGCCGGATTTTGTCCATTCGAGGTCGGAGGCGGCAAACGATCCGTTGAAATCCTTGTCGGCTTTGAGCCCGAGTTTCCCTGTGGCTCCCTCTGAGAGCCCAACTACCACCCCGCTGCGAAGAAACTGCACGTCCACGGGCAGGTGGTCGCGACGCTTGAGCACGAGCGAGGAAACTGTCCGCTGGAACTGTGCGGATTCGATGAAGGATCTGGTATCGAGGTCGAGGAAAAGCCTCATGCACGGGGAGCCCGTGTCAATCGCCCCACTTGCCAAGCGGGCATTTTTCCGTGGCGAGCCAGCGCTTCATCTTTGTGCACCCGCATTTTTTGTGGCGGCATTTTCCGAGGCCAAGGCGGGCTGCTCCATCCCAGAACTCGCACGGGGCGCATACGGTGGCGCGGGCTTCGTAGATTTCGCGGGATACCACCGGAAAACCCGCCGACGACCACCGGGCGAGCGCGGAACTGAAATTGGCGGCCAGTTCGGCGGCGGTTGGTTCCTGGGGGCGAGGCGCGGCGCTTGTTCCACGATACTTGCCGGCGAGGATCTGGTAAGCCGCCTGGTCGAGCGTGACGGAGTCGCCTTCCACCGAGGCTGCCGCGAGCACGTCCTCGAAGTATCCAGGCGGACGGATTGCCGCCTTTTCCCGCAGTTGGTCGAGCGTGAAGCGGATCATGGGGCCGGGTTGCAGAGGTCGCGAATGTCGAAACTCTGGGTGAGCCCCTCCTGGCCGAAGCTTTGGCTGAAAACCTCGCCGCCGGGGCCGTTGATGGAAAATTGCGTGTAGGTGTTGCAGCAGTTCGTGCCTTCGAGCCGGAGCGCGATGGTAAACTTGCAGCAGGCGTCGAGATCCGCCTCCTCGATGGTGATCGGCACCTCGATGCGGGTTTCCGGGCATTCCTCACCGGTTTCATAATCAGATCCGCAGCAACCGGCTGGTGTGGATACGAGATCGATTTGCCGGATGAAGCGCTCGGAGCCATTGGAACGCACGATGTAGATGCCAAAGATGTCGTCCTCGCACCGGTTCATGTCCACATGCACAAGCGTGAGGTCGCATGGGGCGTCCAGGCAGGCGACGCAGCCGCCGCAGTTGCCCCCATCTGATGGCTGGAGAAGCTTTTTTGCCATGCTTACCCCGGTGCGTCCTGGACGAGGAACGTCTTCGTTTGCGCCGATCCGTCCACGCAGATTTCGATGTCCTCCTTTTTGATGAGCCCGGTTTCGCCTGTGCTCTGGATGGCGAATGCCTCAATCTTTTGGGGTTCGCCGTTATTATCGAGGTAGTTCACGTCGATCTTTATCGAGCTTCCCTTGATCGGAGTGCCAACCGTGTTGACCTCGTAGATGTCGCCATCCGAGTTGACCAGCTCCAGGGTTTCTGAGTTCACGGCCTCCGGCATATACGTGCCGTCCCACATCAGAACTTTCATCGCATGGCCGTTGCCATCGATCCCGATCCAGTCGATGTCCATTTGCTTGGTGACGCCAATGCAGGTGCCCAGTGCCACGGACGGGGCCGTATACATCTGCCCGTCATGCCCGACATACGTGATCGAGTTGGTCGGGTTTTTTAGCAGCGCGATGTCCGCCAGAATCTCCGTGATCTTTTCCTGGAGCGATGTGATCGCCTCGTAAACCTTGGTAATTTCCGCCCAGAGGAGGGAAACATTATCCAGCGCGTAGGTGAGGCTATTCCACATTCTGTTGATCTCGTCCCACACGGTTTGAAGAGCATTGGCGATGAGGCCGGGGATGCTGGCAGCGAGGGCGTTGATCGCGTCCCATATCAGATCAAGCGCAGCCTTCACCGCCCGTCCGACAGCATCCGGGATTTCATCGAGCTTCGAGAGAGCGTTTTTGATGAACCGGGCGAATGTTTTGGTGAGTCCCGCCACCGGGCCGGCAATGAGATCGACCGACTTCTTGATGAGGTCTTCGCCGATCCTGCCCAGCATCCGGCAGATTGCCCCGATGTCTGGCGCGGGGAATGTCGTCAGGGCGCACCACCAGACGCGGGTGTCCGCCGAGCCTCCTTGCGGGGCTGATCCCACTTGGAAATGAACCCTCCAAACCAGGTTCGCCGTCGGAATGCCGGACTCGTAGCCAACCGGGAACACCGTGTAAAGGATCCCAAACTCTTCGCAATACAGGTAGTCGCCGGGACTCGGAGGGCTCGGTTTGGCCTCTCCCTCTCCGGCGTTTGCCCCGGCGAAGTGAGCGGTGATTAGCGTCCCCACGTTCGCGTAGGCTTCATATTTTTCCTGCACCAGCGCGTCGATCCCCTCCATGACATCGAGCGCAGCCTGGAAATACGGCATCAGCATTGAGGCGATTTCCTCAGCGCCCGGAGCCGAGTTGGCGAAGCTGTCGAACAGAGTCTCAAACGAGAGTTCCGCGCCGCCGCCACCGATGAGATACGATTCGATCCGTGATTGGATGATGGCCGCAACCGCCTCGGCAGTGGGCATGTAGTCGTCCATGTTCAGGAGCTGGTTCTCGATCACCCCGGCGATTGCTTCCGCCGTTGGCAGCGCCTCGTAGAACGCGTTGAGGATTTCGTCCATCACCTCCTGCATGATCTTGAACGGGTCGGGAATGAGATCCTCGAAATCGACTTGGTGCAGCGTCATCGTTCCTGATTTTGATGCACGCGGGATGTTGGCTGCCACCGTCGTTCCGTTCGGGCTGCCGGTGATCCTGATGCCTGCGCCGGGGAGCACGCGATTTGCCCGCACGGCATCCGCGAGGGATTGCAGGTCTGCGGCCCAGAGCTTGTCGCCTTTTTTAAAAGTCGGGATCGTCATGAGTAAATGGCCGAATTCCATCCAGCCGGCCCGCTGGACATGTATTCGTAGGTGTTGCTCCACTTCCCGCCTTCCTGCCTCGCCCCGCTCGCGCCGGTGAGCATCCAGTTCGCCCCGCTCGGGAGCGTGGGAGCGCCGGAAGGAGCGTCAATTTTGCCGAGCTTGGAGAGTCTGGGAGAAAATCCCTCGATCCGGGTGATGCGCACGACCGCACGGGGAACCAGATAATCGGTCACCCCTTTCTCATAGAGGGCGGCAAGGTCGGCCATCGCTCCGGTATCAGGTTTCCACCCCTCAAGGGCCTCGTCCTTCGTGTTGTTTTTCCAGAGGTTCCACTTCTTCCAATCCGCCGCGCTGATGTTTTTGAACTTCTCGTGCGTCTCGATCGGTTCCTGCGACATGCTGCCCTCGACGCTGTATTCTTCACCGGTGCTGTCGGTCGGGGTGTTGTCGAACGTGAGTGTGTGCTTCCCGTCGGTATGCGTGCGCTTGATGTTGGATGCGCCAGAGGGCGCTGAAGGAGCGCCGTCGAACGCCTCCCACGTTTCCGTGGTGATGGCGCGTCCCTTGGAATCGGTGGAGGTTTCAGATTTTGTGAGAACGGCGGCCATCGGTAATGAAGGGGGCGTGTCAAGCGAGCGTGTAGTTGAGCTCTGTGCTCTGGCTGCCCTGGCGCGAGACAGACCGCGCAATCCGCTCGAGGATGGATGTCTGCCGACGGTTTTCGGTCAGGATCGGATCCGAGCTTCCTGAAACGAAATTTCCACCCGCGCCGATCTTGGCCATCGAGGAGGAATAAAGGGCGCCGGACCGTTCCTGGGCGGCTTGGGGATCACCGGCAGACTGTGCGTTGGCCAACCTGGCGGCTGCCGCCTGCGCGTCTGCTTCCGGCATCACGTCCCGCAGCCGGGCGAGCTCGGAGTTGTATTTTTGCAGCCATTCGATCCGTGCGGCCTCCTCTTTGTTTCCGGCCGCCTTTGCTTCGGCGAGCCTGGTTTCGAGATCGAGGGCGGTGAGCGTCTTTCGGTTTTCCTCGTCTTTTTGGGCGGCTGCGGCCGTGTCGAGTGCGCCGACCTTCTCGTTTGCCAACCGTGCGGCCTCTTTTGGATCCAAGCCCGCCGAGATCCCCTGTTTGGTTTCCTGGGCGAGCTGCGCCTCGTGGTCGAGCCGCTTCACGGTTTCCTTGTCGCCGGATGATTGCGCCTTCGCCCGCGCAATCTCCCGGTTCACGTCGCGGGTGAACTCGGTCCTCTTCGCTGCCGCCTCGGCTTCCTTTTTCGCGTCCTCCTCGGCTTTCTTGGCCGCCTGCTCGCGTTCGCGGGCGAGGTCGCGCTCGACCCCGATGAGCTTTTCCCGCGCATCGATGAGCGATTGCATTCGGATGACCTCATCGTTTGTGAGCGAGGAGGATTCCCGCTTGGCGGCCAGGAGCGCGATCTCGGCGTCCACGTTTGCAGTGGAGGACGCCCCCACCCCCGCAAGAGTCGCATCTTTCTGGTCGGTAGCGGATAGCTCGCTGAACGCTGCGTCGGCGATCTTCTTGTCGAGCGCCTCTTTGTTTTTGCCCAGTTCGCCGCTGAGTGCCGCCGCCCTCCGCTGGCTTTCCGCCAGTGCTGCGGCGCGATCCTTCTCTGCTTGTCGTTGCGCCATGACCTCGGGCGTGATCCCGGCCATGCTCGCCTTCATCTGCTCCAGAAGCCGGATGCGCAGGTTGTATTCTTTGGAGATGTCGTTTCGCTGCTCAGGCGAAAGGTTTTCGAACTGGTCTGCGAGCCCGGCGAGCGATTCCTTGGCAGATTCGATATCCTGGTCGATGCGCTTGCCTACATCGACTTTGTCGGCCTCGCTCGACACGGTTTTCATTTCTGCCGCGATGGAGGTCACCGCCTTGAGCGTGTCGCTGCTCGCCGCCCCCGCAGCACGGGTCGCTTCCTTGGCCTGCTGGATTTTCCCGATGACCACCTCGATGGCTGCCGCGATTCCCGCGATCAGGATGCCGATGCCGGTGGAAATGAGAGCGCCTTTGATCGCCAACGCTGCCCCGCGTGCCGCCATGCCTATCCCGGCAAAAGCGGTGCGGGCGGCCGCGCCCACGCTCGAAAAGTTCATCGCGGCGAGTGCGACGCGGACTTGGGCGAACGCCCGGGATGCCGCCGGCCCGATGTTGCTCATGGCGCTCACCACCTTCGTGTCGAACCCAGCGCGGTAGAGGGCCATTGCCGCCACCACCCCGACGATCTGCGGGATCATGCCCGAAAGCGCCTGGCCGAAACGGATGGCTGTCGCTGCGATTTCTCCCAGTGATTCGCCAAGGCCGGTCAGATCGGTCGCGTTGAGAGCGTTGCCGATTTCCTCCAGCGCGGGGGCGATGGCCGCAGTGAACCCGGCTGCAAGCTGCTGGCCTTTCAGATTTGCGGCCCCGAGTGCGTCCGATATGGAATCAAACTTCGATGCGTTCGCCTGCATCGTGTCCGCAAGCCCGCCGACTTGCTGCCGGGCGACGTCCATTGCCGATCCATCCAGGAAAATCGCCTGCAACGCGGCTCCTTTGCGTCCGAAGATCCCCATGGCAGTTGCCGCCCGCTCGGTCGTGTCGGGAATCGCCGCAAGCGCAGCCGATACCCGCGAGAATTGTTCGGCGGGGTTGAGCGATTGGAGTTCACCCATTGAGATCCCGAGTGCGGCAAGCGCCTTGTTTGTCGGCTCCCCGTCCTCGTTGATCCCACCGAGCGCCTTTTGAAGCCGGTTGATTGCCGGTCCTACCTGCTCGGCGTCCATGCCCGCGTTGGCGAATGCTTGTCGCAACACGACAAGATCGCCCACGGCGATTCCGGTCTGGGCGCTCATATCCGTCAGCTGCCCACCCAGGTCGAGGGATTCTTTGATTGCGGAGAAAGCACTCGCGAATGGGGCAAGCGCAGTATTGGCGGCGGCGAATGCGCCTTGGACAGCGATCGTTGCAGCAGCTACACGGGCGAGCGCGGCATCAATGCCGGAAATATCGAGACGGAATCTGGCTGTGATGTCGGCCACGCCGGATGGGGCGTGTCAATCAGGCGCGGAATCCCGCCTTCCTCGCCGCCTCGCGCACGGCAAAGTTCTCCAGTCTCCTCACCATGGCCGCCGCCTGGGAATCGATGGCGCTTTGAACCCTCCGCTCGATGTCGAGCGCAGGCGAGCCTTTGACCTTGTTGGTGGCGACAACCTCAATCGCCACGGCATTTGATTTGATCTTGCCCTCACCGGGAGCGGAATGCCTCGAGACCCATGCCGGGACCGGCACGCCGAGTTTCGTGGCAGCCGCTTTCCAGCCCGATGCGAGGAATCCAACCATCTTCTTTTTGGAGGCGATGTAGCGTTTGAGATCCGCCGCCTTGATTTTGATTCGCGGGTTGAGTTTCCGGTTCACCCGTCCAGTTGGCGATCGGTTGGCTTTGTGGATGGCGGCGGGTGATGCGTTGGATGCCTCCTCAGCGAACATGCCTGCCGCCCGAAGAATGTTTACGGGAGCCTTGGGCGGGACGTAGGGCTGCATGAGTTTGAGGATGTCTCGCTCCACCTTCGCCTCGCCCCGCTTCTTGGCTCCTTGCCCCGTTGCGTTTTTGCCGCCGGGCGGTGTCCAGTCGATGATTTTTCTCAGCACGCCCCGCGCCTGCTCCCGTAGAACCACCTCGGCCGCACGTTTGCCGTTGCGCCGGAACTCCTTCAGGGCGGCATCAAACTTTGTCTTATCGAGTTCAAGGCTCATCGTCTTCGATCTGGAGCGCGGTCAACTGCGTGATCTGCTCCTCGACCGGAGCTGATGGAGCGACCGTCCATGCGCCCGATTGCCAGAGCGCACAATGCTGGTAAGCGAGTGCCCGCCAGAGCGGGAGTTCCCACAAAATGAACGCTTCCGGCCAGCCGGTCTTTTCGGCCAGCGTGAATACGCGCGAGGCGATCCAGGCTGGCGCTAGGAGTTTGGGGGCGCGTCCTTGTCTTCCGTGCCAGGGCGCGGGATCACGTCCACGGACTGCGAGGCGGCAGCGGTGAGACCGTTCTCGACCTCGCGGATGATTGCCGGGATGTCGGCAACCGGGATCGCCTGTGAGAACCGGAACACCTCGGCATGAAAAACATCCGGCGCGGAATATGCGGCCCGCAGGACCGCTTCCAACGGTGCGCCGTGGATGTAGGCGTATTCGAGGGCTGCCGTGAGATGGTCGGGCGCAGTATTACCCGGCGGCACGACAAACGCGTTTCCGGTGCGGTGGAGGATCGCATATGAACCACTGGAAAGCGGACGGAGCTTGAGTCCGGCGGGTTCGGCGGCTGGACGGAGGAAATCGGTGGCGTCGTTCATTTGAGGTAGGAGAGAAGTTTCTGGCGTTTGTCTTCGGGAAGATCTGCCGGGAGCGTGACTTGCCGGTTACCCCGGCGCACGAGGGCGGCAGGTTTGAGCGTGCGGATCCGGTCGCGGAGATCGCCGTGAGCGCGGAAGGCCCAGCGAAGAAACGAAATCGGATGGTCGGGATTCGCCAGGCACCAATCTTCGCTCTCGAACCGCCGACGGAATTCGGGAAATTCAATATCCTCGTCCGGGGATTTGAAGATGCCGCGTGTGGCCCCGTCGATGAACCACTCGACCCGGCGCAGCGGGCCGTTCTCGGTTTGCTCGACCGTGTCGCGGAACCCGCCAGGTTCGACCAGCTTGAACCCGCTCGTCAGCGCGGCGGCGATGAGTTGGGTGTTGGGACTCGTGAGCGGGTTGTTGGTGAATCGCAGTTTGCCCTCGGGCGTCTGCTGGGCTTTTGCCTCCTCTGCAATCCAGTGGAATGATTGGCCGTTTGTCATTATGGGATCGGTTGGTGTGAAATTGATCAGGTGGCCGACGGGTAACCCTGGCCGGAATATTCCCATTCCTCCCAGTCGTCGTTCTTGGTGGATTCCTTCACGGTGGTCACGATGACCTTGCCGCTCACTCCGGTTGGGGCCGTGGCCGCCTTGAGCGCGACCGGGCACGCAGCGCCTTTGCCGCGCACGCTGAATTCAAACGTGGGATCTTGGACGGCAGCGTTCGAATAGTTGCCGCTCCTGTCGGTGAGGATTTTAACGTCGCCTTTGCTCGAAACCTCCGCCGATTGAGCGGTGGCCTCGGTGACGAGTGTGATGCCGATGTCAGTGGGTGCGGCCATAAAAATCAGGTGGATGCAAACTTCTGGTAAGTGATCTCGTAGTCGGGGAAGTCGTCGTTGCTCTCGGACGCCTTCGCGGAGGTAATGACAGCCGTGGCCCCGACGCCTGTGTTACGGGAAACCGATGGCGAATACGTGCCTTTGCCTTTGAGCGTGACCGTGGTGGTGACAACGCCCTTAGGCACGGCCAGCTTGGTGACTCCCGTGGCGTCCTTGCATGTGGCGACCTCGACGCTCTTTTCCTGCGAGGATTCCTGCAAATATCCGGCCGCGGGGTCGGTTACGCCAAAAAGATTGATTGTCGCGAAGGCCATGTCAGGGGAGTTCGCAGCCGGTCAATTTCAGATCGAACTGGATGATGTAGGAGCGTTGGACGGTGTCCCCGGAGATCGTCTGGGAACGGGTGATCGAGAATCCTTTCGCGCGTGCCTGGGCGGGGATCGCCTCAAACTGGGCGAGCGCCTTCTCGCAGAAATCGTAAGCGGAACGGCGAATCTCGGGTTTCGGCTCTGGTGATGTATCGGCCATGCACCGACGGCCATGTCAACCGAGGCGGATCCCGGCAACGAGTTCGATGGTCGAACGCCAGGTGTTCTCGACAATATCCTCCCCCTGCGAGCGGACGTGGAACCCGTGGAGTGAGATACTGCCGGCAGCGGCATCGAACAGGATCTTCGCCTCGGCTGGATCGAGAAGCGAGAGCGCCATCATGCCGGCCGCCTCCCGGTGCCGGGACTCGCCCATATCGAAAGCAGGCGTGCCGAGATGCACTTTCACGGTTGCCCGGTAAAGCGGTCCCGCCACATGTTCGCACTCCGGGCACTCGACGATGACCATCTGAGCGTCCGATGGATGCGGCTTTGAACTGGTCGCCTCCCGCACATGCACTCCCGGCATTGCCGCCTGGATCACCGCCACGAAGCCCCGTTCGATGTCCGTGTTCATTCGACTGGCTCCACGGTGAGGGTGACGAGAGGGTGTGGCGGGCGGTTCGACACGCGCACGATCCGGAATGTTTCCCCGGCGTAGGTGAGCGTCTCCCCGATCTGCGGAATCGCAGAAAGGTTGTTGCGTAACAACTTTACCGTGAAATTTCCGGAGGCGGTAAATCCGCCCGCACCAAGTTCCAAGGTTTCCTGCGGCTCGGAGATCAGGGCCGGGAGCGTGCGACCGCCAAGCACCACTTCCTTACCGAACTCGGAAAATATACCGGCCACATCTGCGGCCATTTCATCGTGGATGGACATGCCACGCCGGGCGTGTCAACGGCCTTGCTTGAAATTGCCTCTGGATGGCGCACAATATGTTTTGTGGAAACTCCCTCAACAAAATCGCTCACGTTTTCCTCAGAAGAACGGGAATACATTCTCAACAGTGATCTGGCTTTGACCGAGGTCGGGCTGACGTTGGTTGAGCGAGCGGTTGAAGAAGAAGGGCTCTTTTCCTTGGAATGCTCCAACGCGGATTACATGGAGTTCTTTCGAGCAGTTGGCGAGCAGTTGGCTTATCACGGATTTAAGCCGGAGGAAGACAGCCTCCGCGCCTTGGCAGCACGTCTTGGCGTGAGCAATGTCGTCTGAAACACAAAACCCCCGCACCATTGCTGATGCGGGGGCTTGCAACCGAACCACAGATCAGGGTTTGACGATGCGCTTGAGGCCGCTCGCGATCGCCACTTTGAAGCCGTAGAGGCATTCGACGGTGACGAAGATCCGGTTGGAGCTGGTCTCCGTATAGCGCAGGTAGCCGAAGGTGAGCCCGGTTTCGGGATCGGTGACAGCGCCCGCCTCATCGTATTGGGCGACCGGCTGGAGGTAGCGCATGGCCACCGCCAGGCAGCTCGGATGCCCGGCAAAACCGACCAGCTTCTCGTCGGTGTTGGACAGGATCGTGGTTTCATACACGTCGAACCCGGCCAGGCGGCGGATGTGACCATCGACCACGCCTGGAAGCGCAACCGGCGTCATGAAGCTCTTGGCCACGATGTCGTCGCCAAGCAGATTGCTGAAGTAGGCGGCATCGAGGACGAGCGCACGGTCTGTGCTCGGCATTCTCGCGGCACCGCAGGATTCCCGCACGCCGAGCACCTTCTTGTAGTCGAAGGCGGTCGAGGCCAGGGCCGCGATTCCGGGTGCGCCGTAGTTGGCGGCGGTGATCTCCGTGAAGATGTCCTGAAGCACATCCTGGGCGAGCTGCTTGACCGCGCTGCCGACGAGAGTTTCCAGCACGTTGAGAGCGGTCTCGGCCGCCTCGCGTGCGGTGACGTGGACGGTCTTGTATTTGTGCCGGTTGAGCTGCACCGGTGCGACGTCGATCGAGGAATCCGCATTCGCCGTGTAGCTTCCGCCGAAATCGCTGGCCGGGCTGGGAGCACCCACGATCGGCACGCGGATCGTGTCGAGCTTGTCAGCGGGCTCGGGCGAGAAGTTGCTGGAGAATGCCCGCATGGGCAGGAGCGTCGCCATGAACGGCTTGAGGGCCGACTGCGCGACTTTGACGTCTTTTGCGTTGGTGAGGATGTTAGGCATGGGATGTTACTTGGTTGAGGACAGGATTTGGTTCTTCTGGTCGGCGGAGAGGCTCTGCCAGAAGGCGGTTTGCTCGGCGGGATCGGTGATCGCGCGGAACCGCTCCAGGAGGCTGGCCGTCTGCGGCTCGCCTTTCGGGGTCACATTGGCCGGAGCCGAAGTGCCGGTTTCTGCGACGATCTGGGCGGCGCGAAGCGAGGCCCTCTTTTCCAAATCCTGCTCGGCGGCTTCCAGGGCGGCGTTGCGGGTCTGGATTTCTTTTAGGCTGAGATTGAGGGAGGCGTTGCTCGTCTCGATTTCCTTGAGCTGAGAGGCGATCGCGTCCTTGTCGCTGGCGAGCGAAGCGTTCGTGGCGCGTGCGGCATCGAGATCGACGCGGAGCTGGGCGAGGGATTCCGCCTCGATCTGGCGCTCGGATTCGAGAACCTCCAGGCGGGATTGCAGGCCGGAAGCTGTGGAGGTTGCCTCGGTGAATTTGGTGTTGGCTTCGGTCAGGAGTGAATCCCGGGCCGCAGCGTCGGCTTCCAAGCGGGTGATTTGCTCACGGGCCTGGGCGAGTTCGTTTTCGATTGTTGGTGCGCTCATTGCACCGGAACCCGTGTCAACCGAACGAACATGGAGTTTCCGCAGACGGGACAGCGCTTCCGCACGACTCGCCACCATTCCGGCCAAGTTGAACCGCATCGCCTTCCGGGCCGAAAATGTCTGTCCCTCCATCGCCTCGTCAGGGATCTTGCGCCCGCGGGCGAGCACGGCGGCGTGAAAGTCAGCGGCGGTTTCCTCGACCTCCGACTGAAGCCAGGCCCGCTGGTCGTCGGTGAGGCTCGTGCCGGGAGTGCCAGCGCTTTTGAATTTGCCCGCCGCAAAGACTTCCACCTTCAGCCCCGCCTGCTCGAAGGCCGCCGAAGAATCCACGACGGGCAGGATCACGCCGATGGATCCGATCCGTGCGCTCGGGGTGGCGTAGATCGCATCCGCCTGGCTCGCGACCCAGTAGGCGGCAGAGCACATCTGGCCGGCACTGAACGCATAGACGTATTTTGTCTTGGAGGCGTCGGCGACTGCCTGGGCGAGTTCGGGAGTGCCATTGACCGATCCGCCAGGGGAATCGATGTCGAGGAAGATGGCCTCGATGTCGGGACGGGCAGCAGCCTCGGCCACGGCATTGATGAGTTCTCCGGTGTCGCAGGCTCCAAAGATGATCCGGTCGAAAATGTCCGGGTTGCGGAGCATCGGGCCGGTGATCGAAATCACGCCCACGCCGTCTTCCACAGAAAGGCATGGCGAGTTCGGGCGCTCAGGAAGATCCGGCGCGTTGTCGAAGAACGATTTCGTGGCGGCGACCATCGCCCCGAGAGCTTCGGGCGCGATCAGCCATGGCTGTTTTTGAAGGAGTGTGAGGTTCACGCCGTGAAACCCCGTGTCAATCAGCCGGGTTGCGCCGAGAGGATCAGCCGGTCATATTTTCTGAGCTATGGATACCGACGAACTCACAGAAATGGCCTACGAGAGCATCGGGCTTGCTGGCGAAGCGAGCGATTGTCTGCGGGCCGAACTCGGGGCGGCGTGCTCGCGATACCAGAATGAGGACGAGTATCTCCTGGGGATTCTTGCCCATGTGAGGTCAATCCAAAAATCCCCCAAAAGCTACATTGATGAGTGGGATGTCACGGAGGACGAGGAGTTGGATTTTATTCCAAAGGTTCGCGAACTGCGAAAGCATATCGAGATGACTCTTGCCGTGCCGCTGGCAGAACGTGGCAAGCCGGGATTCTGATTACCCAGACTGCCGAACCCCTGGGAGCGGCTGCTGGTCTTGGGTTTCTCCAACTGCGGGTGTGGTGGCAATGCCCCCGCTTGTTTTCCATAGCATCTCCAGCGGAATTTGAAATTCGGCCGCCAGATCCACTAGGAACCTCGCGTTGCGGGCGCGGACTCGCATCTCCTCTTCAAAATCGAGGCCCAGTTCACCGTAGCTTTGAGAAATCGTTTTGAGGCCCATTTCCACATCCGCCCGGTTCTGCTGTGATTCGCGCCCAGCATCTACCGAGACCCGCTTTGGTGTGGTCGAAGATATCCTCCACCACTGCGGTTGGGCTGCAAGTTCGCCGCGGGCGATGGCATCACCGATCACATACGCCCACACCGGCTCGATCAGCCGGTTGATGAGGATCAACTGACGATACGAGAACCGCCTGTCCGCTTTCGCAACCACCAACCTGACCCCTGCTCCTCCAATTTTTGATGAATCCGCAGCGAACTCGAATGGCAGCACTCCAAGCGCGGCACTGCGGTGCAGGTGTTCGAGAAAACCAGTAAATGTGGGCGATGGCCGATTCGACTGGAAGCTGTCCAAGGATTCGTCGGGTTTGAGCGCGACCAATTTTCCACCGATGATTTTCTGGAGCTGGGCGGCGTCGCTTGCCTGCGGCTGATTGGCCTGTGCTCCGATGGAAAAGTCTCCGGTATCCTCAATTTCCCCACGGGCCGTTTTGAGGATTCGAGCCACGTCCGCATTGTCCTTCACGGCATGTTTTTCAAGCGCGAGAAGTTCCATCTCGTCGAGCAAGTGATTAATCGAATGCTGGATCGTCGGCGCATTGCGCACCGCACTCACGGACTCGGGTTCAAAAACATGGAGCATCGAAGCCGCCGGGATGTCGCGGGGGCCGGAATCTTCAATGAGTCGGTAGAACGACGGCGAACCGTCCGCTGAGAGCCCGACTCCGTCGCAGGTTTCCTCTGAATCATCGCCGATCCGGTGGGTTTCGATGAGCTGGATGCGCGGCAGGCCGCCGCGGTCGCGGGTTTTTAAGACGAAGAACTCGCCGTCCACATCCATCCCCCGGCAGACGAGCGACTGGCATTCCTCGAAGGAAAACCGATTTGTCACCTCGCACTGGGCAGACCAGCGACGGAAGATTTCCTCGGCGCGGCGGTTCCAGTCCGGATCGGCCGACTGTGCCTGGGGACGGATGCCGTCGCCCGTGGAGTAGATCGCCATGTTGGAGACCATCTCGCGCACGAACCCGGAATTGCGGTGGAGGTAGCGGGATCGGCGGACGAGTTCAGTCCTGACACCGGGGGAGAGATCGAGTTTGGCGTCGCGGGGAGCGGAGCCGGGCACACGGCCACGATTCGGGGACCAATTTGCCGCATCGTAGGGCGACGCCCAGGCTTTCGGCAGGAATGCGGCCGGGACAACGAACCGGGCGAGTTTTGGGATCAGGTTCATCGAGGAATATAGTCAACGGTGGATTGGACGACACGCCGCCCGCGCCCGTAGGTTTCAGGGTCGAATTTGCGAAGGGCGGCTTGGCAGCCTGCGATAATGGCATGAATCTCATCCAACTTACGCTTTTGGACGCTTGATCCGGAATCCGTCCAGGCAGCTATCGTCTTTGGGAGCTCCTCCTGCTGGATAGCTAGGATTTTGCTGACCTGTTCTTTGGTGAACCCGGTGTAGTAGTCGATCACAGCCATGCCGGACGGCGGGTGTCAACGGATGATCCGGATGAACGAGCGAACCAGAGAGGCAGCGCGGCGCTTGCGCCACACGCCGTCGCCCGCATTGCTGTCACGCTGGCCGCTGCCGTTCGTGTTCCCCTCGATGCATTCGATCGACTCCGGTGAAATCTGGTCCTTCACGACGATGCCGATGTGAGAGAACTCGAAAACGACGAGATCCCCGGCCTTCGCGAGTGATTTCTTGTTCAGGACGGCAAGCCCCTTTTCCTTCGCCCACCGCTCGAAGTCGAACGCGCCCGCTGTTTTCGGCCGCCAGTTTTCGGCCTCTTTGTTGTTACGTAACGACAATTTCGCCAAAACCTCCGGCGACTTGAGCCATTCGCGCAAGATCCAGCAGATGAAGGCAGCGCACCACGGCCATGGGGCGGGTTTGAGCCATGTGGCAGATTGGTATGCGACGATGCGGGGGCCGCGGTTGTTACCGCCTACTTCGTGTGTGCCCACCTCGTGGGTGGCGATTTCCAGGAGTCGTTTGATCAGGTCCATGAACCCGACGCGGCGTCAACCTGAGGTTGCAATGAATCCCTTGCACGGTCAGGACAGCCTGCCTACTTCTCTTTGGGTGGATTACCTTATCAGAGCTGGGGTGGTGTGGTTGTTGATTGCTGTCACCGAGGTCGTGCATGGGGCTCTCCGGGTGAAAATGCTGAATCGTCGTGTCGGCGACAAGCGTGCCCGGCAAATTGCTGTTTTTACAGGCTCCGGACTGATTATTCTCATTGCCTTCATTACCTTGCCTTGGATCGCCGCAACGACTGTGCAGGAATGCCTAGCCACAGGGTTGCTCTGGATTGTCCTTATGTTCGGGTTGGAGATCTATTTCGGACGATTTGTATTTCGCGTTCCGTGGAAGCGGATTTTTGCGGATTTCGACTTCCGGAGAGGGGGATTGCTTTCGATCGGATTTTTAGTCCTGTTCCTCGCACCCTTGATTTCCGCAAAATTGCACGGGGTGCTATGATTCCTCCTCGCTGACGGGCTCTGATGCCGAAAACTCCCGCCCGACCAGCTTGAGCATGACGACGGCCACGACCTGCATGGCCTCGCAGTCCCAGAGGTGGTTCGGGCGTGATCCGATTTGCCGCCAGATCCACTTCCCTCCGTCCTTGACCCGGTGCTCGCTTTCCATCTGAGCGAGGTAATCGTCGTCGATGTCGTCGGGCACTTCCCATGTCGCGCCTTTCTCCGGGCGTTGGTTGCGCCGGAGCCGGGCGAGGATGTCTTTGCAGTTGAGGTTCGACCAGTAGAACACCGAGCAGCTTTTGTTGTGGCCGAGGACCACCTTCCGGCGGGGCGAATAAAACCGATGGACTGATTTTCCGTCGCGGCCCCGGTGGACGAATGTCGGGCGGCGGTCGCCGATAAGTGCTGTCCAACCGTATTCCGAGCACTGGCGATACACCTCGTAGGCCGCGTGGCCGGCATCCAGGAACACGAGGTTCGGGTGGACCGTAAACCGTTCCTGCAATGTGCGGATGTCCTCGAAGGTAAGGATTCTCTCGTTCCAAATGAGCCGGGAGGAACCATTGGCGCTCCAGGCCCGAACCACGGCGAACAGGTGATCCATCTGCACGTCCACGGTGAGAACGCGAAGCGGGGCGGAAATCACGGCGGGGTCATACGGGCCGGGGATGATGTGGCCGGTTTTGTCGAATGCCGCCTCTTCGTCCCACAGCTCGCCCTTCCGGTATCCGGTGCGTTCGATTTCCAGTTTGTAGTCCTCGCTGGTTTCACGCCACGGGATCGCGAGACGCTTCTGGTAAAACTGCTGGAGGAGGGAAAAGTCACCTTGCCTGGAAACCGCCTTCGCCCGGAGGTAAAGTTCAGCCAGCCGTCCCCAGCTCATCGCGCAGAGAGAATTCCAGTGGAACCCGGCGTTCTCGGGAGAGGCATGCGGGTTCTGCGGGACAAATTTTCCGGTTGCATTCAGCTCCCGCCGGACCCTGTCCGTATCTTCGAAGTAGTGGTTGCATCCATCGCAGCGCAGCGAGGCGGTCTGGCGCACTTCGCCGTAGTCCCATTCGTAGTCGTCCCGGCGGGCGGATTTGCTCCACTCGACGTTTTCCCATTTGAATGGCTGGCGGGTGCCGCACTTCGGGCAGGCGAACGTCCATTCCCGCTGGTCGGTCGTCTCGAATTTCCGGGATGTATCGTCGCCTTCCTCCCCGGCCTGGCTCATGAACAGGCATTTGCCGAGCCAGCCGAACGCGGTGACTCGGGCTTCGGCTTCCGCCATGTGGCCGGGCGGGTACCTCCAGCATTCATCAGCGATGAGATAGCGGATCGACCGCCGCTGAAGGTTTGTCTTGTTGTGCGCCCCGAGGATCCAAAGCGTCATGCCGTTTGAAAACTGGATCGCGGCGGTTTTCTTTTTGTGCCGATCGCGGGGGTAAAGCGCACGCACAGGGGCGCATTCATCGAACAGCTTCTGGAGACGGGATTCGCTTTGGTCGCGGGCGTCGTCGTCGGTCTGATCGAGCCAGAGCGCGGGACCGGGAAGGTTGGCGATGATGTAGGAAATGCCGACCTCGCCCACGCTCGTCTTTCCGCACTGGATCGCGGCGATGATCGAAACGATGCGGACGCTTGGATCCACCAATGCCTCCAGCGGCTCGCGCAGCCATGGCGAGTGGTCAGATCGGAACCGACCCGGCACTGGCGAATAGGGGATCGAGGCGATGTGCTCCTCTGCCCATGCCCACGGGGGACGGCGGTCCGGCGGACGCCAGACATCCCTCCAGATTTTATCCAGCTTGTTCGCCGTCATGGAGGATTGCCGCGAATTCATCCACGGCGATGGAAAGCTCTTTGCGGATCGCGATCGCATCGAGGCCGGAGAGGATCGGCGGGATTTCCTGTTCAAGCCGCTTGCGCAGGAGCGCCACTGCCTGCCCGACGTGGTAGGCCCACCGGGTTTTCACGTCATCAAGCAACACGTATTCGCCCTGCTTCACTTGGAGGCGGAACTCGCGTTCCATCACCTCGGCGAGCAACTTCCGGGCTTTGAGCGACGACTCCACATCCGAAACGTCCTCTTCGTTTTTGAGCCCGCGTTGCTTCACGAATTCCCGCCAGACCGCCACTTCGTGCGTGCCGTTCGCGTTCGCCTCCGGTGCGCCTTCGAGTTTCCGCCAGGAATGAATCGCCTGCCGCGTCACCCCGAGCGCTTCGGCCAGTTCGTTGTAGTTCGCCGCAAGCGTGATACCGCTCGCCACCGACCCGGCGGCCATCGCCTGGAGCATGTTGCGCTCGGAGCGCGTGAGCTTTCCGCCTCCCTGAACCCGCTGGATCAGGTTGGAGAAATCACGGTTGAGAAGTTTGCGCGCTACCTCGGGCGGAATCGGTTCCATCCACGCGGGATGGAGTCAACCTTGGCTATACAAGGCACGCTCTCTGAGTATTCTTTGAATATGCCGCGATTCGAATACAAAACCTTGCTCGTGGAATCACCAGAAAAGATTAGCATGACCATGACGCGCACAGATGAGCATCTTCTGGAAGTAGAGAAGGCCATCAACGATCTCGGAGATCAAGGCTGGGAAATGACAGGCGTATTCCCGCTGAGTCGTGATGGGGAAATCACGTTTGGAATCCACTATTTTAAACGGCTGAAGCCCGATTGACCTTTGATCGCTTCAATTCTGCCAGCAACGCCTTGAGCCCATACCCGGTTGGCATGTTGCGGGCGATTTCCCAGTTCTGGAGCGTGCGGATGGAAATCCCGAGGTGATCGGCTGCATCCTGCTGGGTGAACCCGTTCTTGGCCCGCCAGCGTTGGATAGTCTTTTGAAATTCCTTCCGAGTCATGGGCGCAATCCTACGCGAGACACGCACACGGCTGTCAAGCGGTTGACAGCACGGGCGAGGCTGTGACCGTCCACTGCGCCCATAACCAGCTCGTTGATCCCCGGAAACTCAAACCGAACCCGGTCAACCCGAACCGGCACAGCGCCCACCAGATCCAGCTTCTGGCCGCGATCATCCAAGAACAGGGGTGGAGGTCGCCGATCACGGTGAGCAAACGCAGCGGGCTGATCGTCCGCGGCCACGGCAGACTCGAAGCCGCCCTGCTCATCGGCTGCGAGACCGTGCCGGTGGACATCCAGGATTACGAGTCCGAGGCGGCGGAGTTGGCCGACCTGCTCGCCGACAACCGGCTTTCTGAACTCGCCGAGCTCGATGAAGACGACCTCAAGCGGGTCGTGGATAAGCTGCGCGAGAGCGATCCCACGTTCGACATCGAACTCACCGGCTTCATGCAAGACGAGATCGACAAACTTTTTGCCGAGGCCGATCCCGCCGAAGACCTCGAAACGATTCCCCGCATGGAATGTCAGGCATTCGAGCACCACGACTACCTGGTATTTATGTTTCACGACTTGAGAGACTGGATGCTCGCGCTCCAGCTCATCGGCGTGAAGGAAGTCGATTATTCAATCACCCGCAAAACCAAGAAAATCGGCATCGGCCGTGTCCTCCATGGAAAAAGACTCATCGAACTCGCGCAAAAAGCGGCCAGCGCCGCTCCATCTCCAACCGCAGGGTAGTGAAAGTGGTGTCACGGCGGATTCATACCCCACAAATCCGGGGTCCGAGCCGGACGGGCAGATGCCCCCCGGCCCTGCAACCAGCTTTCCCGAACTCCGTCCGATTGCGATTCGTGTCGTGATCATGAGCCGGAGCCGCCAGCGGTCGATCACGACGCACCGGCTTTTCCCGGCGGCCACTCTGGTAGTGCCGGAATCCGAAATCGCCAGCTACGCCCACGTCCCGCTTGAGAAAGTCGGGATCCCCGACACGATCAGCGGGGTGAGTGCGGTGCGGAATTGGATTGTCGCCCAATTTCCCGAGGAATGCCTGGTCATGATGGACGACGATATTTCGGCCGCCATGTGCATGGTCGCTCTGAAGGTTCGGAAGCTCTCGGTCGAGGAAACCGCCGCCATGGTGGAAAACACGGCCCGTTGTGCGTTCGGGGCCGGGGCACGGCTATTCGGATGGCACCAGCGCAGCGATCCCCGGCTGCTCCAGCGCAACGATCCGTTCGGAGTGCATCACTGGATGGGTGGAGCAGTTGGGATGATCGGCAAAGACGTGAAGTGGGACGAACTCCTCAAGTGCAAGTGCGACATCGACGCCACTCTGACCGAACTGATGATCAACCGCCTCGTCTGGAACGAAGCCCGGTTCTGTTTCGCCCAGGAACGCGACAAAAACCTCGGGGGCAATTCCCTGTTCCGGTCGGAGGAACGCATCGCTGCGGAGAAGCGATACCTGAAATCAAAGTGGAAGGCCCACATGCGGTTCGAGAAATACAAAAGCCAGGACCGGGTGGTCGTGGACGTTCACCGGCGGCAGTCGGTTCACCTGGACGCCTGAAAATGAGGCACCCTCAAAGCACCCCCGGAACTGCTACGGCCCCGCGCCTGCCCCGCGCTACCATTTCAGTGATGAAGGAAATGGTGACATTCAGCGATGGACTCCACGTTTTCTCCGCGAGAGGAGGAAGGCATGGGAACACCACTATTCCGCCTTGGGCCGCCTGATATGGAACTACGCACGATCAGGAACTACAAATTCAGCGAAGTGTCCTCGGCGATGCAGAAATCAATCCGCCGCGCCGACACCCAGCTTGCCGGATACTGGGCGCTGGAACTCTGGGCCAGCGGGTTCGGCAATTACGTGTGGAAGCGCCTCCTCACCGTGAGCGCGGAAGATTGCTGGGGCCTGATCACAGCGGAGGTCAAGGCACTCCACGATTCCTACCTGATCATCAATGACAACGTGCCGGCACGGAAGGCCAAGGGCCGGATCTTTATTTCCAAGGCAGTGATCATCCTCTGTGCGGCCAAGAAGAGCCGTGATCCCGACCATCTGCAAAATCTCGTCTATGACCAGTTGAAGGGAGTCGATGCGGACACTCTCGCCGACGATCTCCGCAAAGCGCCCGAATACATCCCCATCCCCGACTACGCATTCGACTGCCACACCCGCAAGGGCAAGGCGTCAGGGGCGACCAAAGCGCAGTTCTTCTCTGCCGAGCACGCGGCCCTCCAGCCGTTTCAGCCGGGGCTCTTTGATCATTTGGTGGACGGTTGAGGCCGCATCAGTCGGGCCACAAGCCAGCAGACCGGCAAAACGCACAGCAGCCAAGTCAGCATGGTCATAATAGCGATTCCAGCATACGTCATCCATTCAGGTTGATGTGCTGAGGAGACATACCCGCTACTCTGGATAATGAAGACTCCCGGCAGGTTGATCACGAATGTTCCGAGCGCGGCGGCGTAACCCGTCGCGCCAATTATTGTCCCACCGACACCAGATAATCCTGTGGACGGCAGGATTGTTGTGATCATGGCTAGGACGAACGTGGCCGCAGGGTGGACCAGCGAGATCAAGAACCAGCGAGGCATCGCGGGTATTCTCTACCTTTTGCATCAACAATTCAACTTTCGCGCCAACTTCCTCCTGACGCGAAAAATGGCCGATAAAAATGGTGATATTCAGCGATGGACACTCGCGAAGGTTTTGCGAGAGGCCAAGGAGGATGAAAGCAACTATCCACCAACGCACAGAATACGTCGGAACGTTCACCAAAGCCACGGGCGAGGCCCGCACGATGCGCTTTACCACTTCCGAGACCAACCTGCAGAAACGCGGTCTTATCACCGTCTATGACGTGGAAAACCGCGGACTGCGCAAATTCAACCTCAGCACGCTCATTGGAAGGATCGCGGCGGTTGCCCCCGCCACCGGCCTTTCTTTTTGCCACTGAACTACGCGAGTCACGCACCATGAAAGACATGCTTCAATTCATACTGGCCGGGAACGCGCTCTTCACCGTGGAGAACGCGGAAACGGGAAACCGGTTCACGTTCAAGGTCCGCAAGCCCGACGACGACAAGCCGCACTTTGTCTCCGTTCTCACCGGGGCCGACAACGAACACGACTATTCGTTCCTCGGCACGGTGTTCGACGGGAGCCGGTTCCGCCACGGGCGAAAATCGAGGATCGCGCCCACGGCCCCGAGCGCCAGGGCGTTCGAGTGGCTGCTGCGGAGATTGTCGTTACGCAACGACCTTCCCGACCAAGTGAGGGTCTGCCACTGCGGGAAATGCGGGCGGTGCGGCAAGACGTTGACGGTGCCCGAGTCCGTGGATTCGGGCTTTGGACCTGAGTGCATCAAACACCTGAAAGGAGAATGAC